CTTGGTAAAGTCCGTTCCGGCGACTTGCACCTCATCCCCATCAAATACTTTGTCAATACATGACGCCATGATATCATCGATAATATCGCGTGGCAGGCTTTCATTCTTGATCTTCTCTGCCATAGCAATGGTCGGATATCGCATTTGAAGTCCCATCGTGTCCGTCATCATGATCTTGCGCGAGTGCGTAGGGTCAAACTCAACCTTAATTTCGTTTACGTCTAGCTGGACCTTGTATTCATTCTTGTCTAGAGGATCAGTCACAGTAATATCAATAAGGTTGTTTACTGATCTTGCGCGCAAATGAAGAAACAAGTATTCCAAGTCAAAGAGAGGAATATTGTCAGGCTTAAATCCCGGTGTCACCACACAGTTGGTCAAGATTTGCTTGATAGCCGTCAGCGTGGCTTCGGGAGTATTTTCTTCTGCCGCAATAAGAAGTATTTTTTCCTCTCTTACTGTAAAAGGCCGAAACGATATCTTAGAGTTATCGGACGGCATTGTAATAGAAAACGTAGGATGTTTAATCTTTAGCATAATCTAGTCATTTCCTTTATTAGTGACCGCCAGCGGCCGGTGCAGCAACATTGACATTATCTTGAATAGCATCGCCCGGCTCTAGGGCGTCTGTATACCAGTAGTTATAGGTCATCTCGACAGCAATCTTAAGGTAGTCTTCGCTAGGACGCCATGATACAGGCGTTTCCTGAATAGTCTTTGGATAGGCCCCAACAATAGTCCAAGTCATGACTGCATTACCCGTCTTATCGTATTGAGTAATATTGACAATTGACTCGTAGGCTTCTGGATAGGCAAATTCATAAAGTCTCATGCCGTTGTAGATGTTTCCGGCACCCGCGCCATTCATGTTGTGAATATTATGAAGCCACTTCTGAAAGAACTTCAATACATCCGCCTTACCGTCTGCGATAAAAGAAAGAATGAAATTCTGATACGAACCCTTGATGGGACGATTCTCAGAGAAGCCATAACCAGAGTGATAGATTTGTGATGTGTCAAAACTTACGCCGGGAAGGTTGGCAGCATCACAAAGAAACGGAGCAATCACGCCCGCAACCTTGCCTGTTGCTTGGTCGGCCGCATTGCCGGTTTGTGTCCAGCTTTGGGCGTTGCCGAGATCAGCCGTTCCCATCGTGATAGAAACCCTATAGTCAGTCGGCATCAAAATGCCGTCTTGCGCCTGCAAGGTTCCTAGCATTTCATTGATGTTAAAAGTCATTTGGCTTTCCTTGGGGTTTTGATCATTCTTCGACTATCGGCATGGACAACACGCGATTTCTGCTTTTGCCATCTTGCGAGTGGTAGATAAACAACAATAGACCATTCGGTCCATGGAACAATATGAAGACGCTGATTAATGACCTGAGTATTTAGATACTTCTTTATACATGGTTTGAATGCCTTAAACTTCGTAGCAGACTTTAGAATATCGTAGGAAATGCGCAATCTATACGTTTCGTCGTGTTCATTATTGAAGGCGAGCGTGTAGAGCGCGTCCATGAGGCGCACGCGAAGATCAAGCGGAAGATAGTGAAGGTTGATGCCAAGGAAAGAATTGTCATAGACTTCGATAGGGAAGATGCAAGGAAATCTATCCCAATATGGCAATGTCTCTTTGGTCTTTGCATCATACTGAAAGATATACATCATGCCCGGCACGACGGGACCTTGCGTGACCGTATCAACCTCTTTCAGAAGTTTCGTCGGATCAAGGAACGGCACCTTGCGGGCTTCGTTGTAAAAAAAAGTCCTAGCTGCTTTTTGTTGAACCTGCATAAATACTAAGTTAGCACTAGCAGTAGCAAATGAATCTGATATAATACCCATCTAGAACTCCCTTTTCAAGGTATTTATTGTGAGAGATACAACTAGCAAAGCCCTTGGTATTACTCTTTTTACCGATGATGAGATTCAAAACTTAATAGACGAATACTATAATCATCCTGACACATCAGTCGTTCGTAAGCGTCCTCCGGAAGTCGGCAAAGCCATTTCTGCGGCGAAGATGGGCCATGTTGTTAGTGAAGAAACACGTCAAAAGATTTCTGCTACCAAACGCGGCAAGAAAATGTCTGCCGCCGCATATGCCTCACTTAAAAATCGTCCAGCACCTTCCGTAGAAACACGCGCTAAACTAGCCAAATCTTCCGCAGGACGATTACATAGTGAAACGTCTAAGCAAAAAATGCGCAAACCAAAGTCACCTGAAACTATTGAAAGAATGAGACTTGCCGCAAAGGCGCGCGAAGAAAAAAAGCGCCTAAACAGACTTTGAGAACAACTCATCTTCTGTCATGATCGTAAACTCCCATCCCTTGTCCTTACAGAACTCTTCTGCCGCTTTCCACTTGGCCTGATTGACACCATATGTCATGACCTTGCGGACGTAGGATTCTGTTATTCTTTTCTGTATCTTAGGCTCTTGTGTTTGTGTCTTTGGCTTGACTTCGATCATTAGGGTTTTTGGACCATTAGGCGTGCGCAGCCACACAATGAAATCGGGAAAGTAACGATGCATCCTGCCATCTACCGGAGAGATATACGGCACGACAAGTTCTTCCGATGACCACTTCAATACGTCCGGGTGCTTGTCGAGATAGACCATATACTTCAACTCCCATCCGGAGCGATAAATAATATTCGTGACGTTGCCCTTATACTTTTCTTTGTTTCTTGGTCTAAAAACGCCTTGACGATAAGAATGTGCCATTAGAAAACTCTGCTAAATATCTGTGACTATATTTAGGGAGATATTCAGATAAATGGCAACACCAGCACAGGTATTGGGAGCGGCGGGCGGAACGTCCGCACTATACTATCCCGGTAATCTCAATCAGCTATCCTATTTCATGTCATTTCATTTCGTAGAGTATCAGCGTGCGGTTGGTGCTCGCGATGCTCAATACTTGCCGCGCGAGTCCGTTTATCTTCCCCTGCCTCAACGCATCGCAGAAGAATTTGAAATTGAATACAATACGAAGAGCCTTGGCTTTTGGGGCAACTCATGGAAGGATGCCGCAGAGGTAGCACAGTCTATCGTGGCCGATGGCAAAGGTGTGTGGAACCGCAATAAGGACGGCAACTACACAGGACTTAACAATAACGAAGCCGGAACAAATCTTCTGAGAGATACTGTCGGCTTCGTAGGAAAATATATCACGACAATTATGCCTGACTTGCTGTCTGACTCCGTATTCGGTGACGCGCCTTCTGCCTACTTCAAGATTGTGCGCAACCCTCACGTCACGGCAGTCTTCGACGGTGTTCACCTTCGCGAGCACGCCTTCGAATGGATGGTGTCGCCCCGAAATGCGGCTGAGTCTCATACGCTTGAAGAAATTATCAATACTTTTAGAAAGAACATGCATCCGACGTTCTCTCCCGGCCTAGGTGCGTTTGCCTTGGACTTCCCCTATCAAGTCTTCTGTAACTTTGTCGGAACGTCCTATCTCTATCCTGTCAAGCGTGCGGTTGTGCGAAGCTTTACTGTAGACAATACTGCGGGTGGAATGCCGGTGTTCTATGCCGGTGGCGCTCCTGTCCAGCTAAAGATTTCGATGGTTCTTCAAGAGGTTGAAATCCTCACGCGCGCAGACTTTACGGCAGACAATACATTCACTGCGGATGGCAATTATGCATTGCCCATCTATAACGCTGGCCAGCCTACGGTTAATGGACAAGGGCCGGGCGGAACTGTTGGTGGTATCAATGCTGGCACGGGAGTCCAAACAGGCTAATGTCACAAAAATACTTCGATAACTTTCGCATGATCTATTACAACGGGCAGTTGTCTCGTAATATCGTCATGAAAGCTCAGTTCTTCCGTAATGTGCTCGATACCTATTCGGCCTTCTATCCCTACACAATCAGGGACGGAGATACGGTCGAGCACGTTGCCTACAAGTATTATGGCAATGCCAACTATGATTGGCTCGTTTATTTCTCCAACGAAATCATCGATCCATACTTTGCGTGGCCCATGAACTATTCACAGTTTCAGAAATACTTGTATAAGAAATACAATAACTCTATTGACGCCATTGACGATACGATCATGTATTATGCCTATGATCCTACAGTAGATACACAGGACATTGGCTACGAATACAAGATTAATTATCAAATGGCGGCTGATACTTACAATGCTTTGACGCCTATCGAAAAGGGTTTCTGGAAGCCTGTCTATGCTCTGGAATACGAAACAGCACTGAATGAATCCCGTCGCAATATTCAACTCTTCAACAATGAACTTGTGAACCGCGTGGAACAAGAAATTAGCAGGATTTTTGTTTAATGGCGACAACCGGCCCACTAGAGTTTGAGTTGGTTAATATTGAGCTACTTAAGTTTAATCAACAGGAAGATCAGACTATTTCAATCATCCCCCAAATGATTGAACTTAATATTTATCAATCTCTTTATAATCCTTGTATTAAGGCTGAATTGACGCTTTGGGACCCGATTGGTTTACCTGTCAACTATCCTTTGCTTGGCGAAGAAATGGTAGTGGTCTACTACAAGCCAACGCGAAACAACTTGGAAAACGATCCGCTTGCGGACGGCAAAGACATTCGTATTTCTAACCTCACGCGCCCATGGATATTCATGGTCAACTCTATCTCTGCCTTGAAGGTGGACGAAAAGGGTAAGGCTATGGTCTATACTCTAGAACTATTCTCCATTGACATGCGCGAGAACATGCGCCGCCGCGTGCAACGATCCTTCAATGGTCCGTATCATGAGTCCTGCCAAACTGTCCTCAAAGACATTCTGATGGTAGACAACACAAAGCTTTCTGTCATAAATTTCGAGCCTTCGAATGGCAATCACTTAGTTGTGGTTCCTAATCTATCACCACTGGAAACCTGTGCGTGGTTCGCCAAGCGAGCGGTGCCAGTAGACCCCAATAACCACTTGTATTACTTCTACGAAACCTTCAACGGCTACAACTTCAAGACGTTTGAATCTGTCTTCAATCAGAATGTAAATTTGGATGATCTTCCCAAGTATATCTACATTGCTGATCTTAACGAAGCCTCGCGCAAGGCCATTCTCGACCAACTCAACGTGCCGGAACACAACGTTGCCACGGCCATGAAGGTGCATCAGAGATGGGATACTATTGAGAAGGTCAAGGGCGGATACTTTGAAAATGAGTATTTTGATATTGACACACTACATAAAACTATTCATACTTCGGCATCAGTTTTGGGTTTAAATCCTATCTCCAATAAGCAATATAACTACAACACACCAAACTTTATTACAAACATTCAGACACGAGACATATCACCCGGCTCAAAGCACAGAGTTCGTTACAGAATTTCGCAGGACCAAGGCGATAACGGCGATCCAAACGACCAAAGACTTTGGAGCGCAAAATGGCCCTTCGCCAACCGAGAAATCACGGCCATGGCACAGTCTTCCGTTACTATTTCTGCGCCGGGCGACACTAGAATTAATGCGGGAGACTTGATCAACTTCAAGCTTCCTGAATTGCACGGCTTCAATGTCATGAATGAAGACCCTTACATCACAGGACGTTATGTTGTGGTCGATATCAAGCATGTTGTTTCTGTGGGAATGCGACATGTTATGGTCATGAACCTTCATCGTGACGGTTTTGATCAGCCTATCAATGAACAAATGAAATACGGACCAAGATAATATGGCAGATGATGCAAATACAAACTTCACGGGCACGCAAGCTCCACTTACCGCAGTCATTCCGAAAACACTCGATCCTGTCCCCGTAGATGTTTTGTCCAATGGTGACTTGCCGTGGGCACAGGTATTACTTCCTACTACGTCTTCGGGAACCTCTGCGGCGGGCATCAATCAGCATGGCCTACAGGTCGGATCATGGGTATTCGGCTTCTTTGCGGACGGCGATGACTGCCAAATGCCTGTCGTGGTTGGCGTCTATTCAGGCGGTCCCGGTTCGGGCACGTCGGGAGGCTCTGACGGCTCTTCTGTCACGTCCACAACAGGCGAAGCGGACGGCACATACCTTGTGGGAGGCTTGAAGGGCAATGGCGGCTATTCGTCCTCCGGAGCGCCCTTGAACGCACGTTCCGGCTCTGGCACAGGCTCGGCCAAGATTACGGAAGTCCAGCGCACGGCGAACAAGGATGCGGTCTATCGTGGCCTTCGGTCGGCCGGATGGACGCACGAGCAAGCCGCAGGCATCATGGGTAATCTACAGATCGAAAGTGGTTTTAATCCCGGTTCTCTTGTCAATGACCTAGGAAAGCCTTCCGGTGGTATTGCTCAGTGGCGCGCGGGCAGATTGACCGGACTGCAAAACTATGCCAGCGCACGCGGTAAGGATTGGACAGATATTCAGGTCCAGACTGAATATATAACCTACGAAATGCAGAATACACACAATACAGGAAACACTTGGGCCGCATTGAAAAACTCGCGCACGCCAGAACAAGCCGCCACAGCCTTCATGCAACATTTTGAAATTCCGCAAGATCATACCAAGGGTGGAGCAAACGACTTGGCCAGACAATCCGCCGCCCGCGCCATTGCCTTGACCTATGAAAAGGCTGGAATGCCTCCGGAAAATCCAGCCGTGCCCAATGACGTGACAGGGGGAGGCTTCTAATGACTTTCGCCAAAGCACGCGCAGCCATCAATGAAAATGGCGTTGATTCTGTTACAGTTACATTTGACGGAACAATACGTGGCGTTCGCAATCCTAATCCTCCTACAAACGGCATTTACATCAGAAGAGACGGAGGAGTCCTTGTCGGGACTGTTTCTGCCGATGTGAATATTATCTTGGAGGGCGGCAACCGCGCATGGGACGGGGCCTTGTCAAATGACCATCATGACCCCGGAATGTCGGCCGCACAGGCTCAGATGTATACGATATTGATAAAGTATTGTAGAGCCGTATGTGGCAGTAAAGAAATGCCCATTACCAATCTAGGAGAATAATTATGTCTATTTTTCGTGAAGTTGGCTTTGAGGGCCTTCCAAGTATTGCCGACAATGAAGTATCGGGCTCTCGCCTCAATACCATTAGACCAGACTCTATTCCTATTCCGGAGGGCATGACGCGCACGGCCCGTTCCGCACGATTGAATAAGTTTCAGAATTGGTCAGAGACAGCCATCATTGGCGTTCCCGGCTCTACTTACAATGCTCATAATACAGACCAAATCATGCGTTCTGTTGGTGGACACTTCATCGCCTTTGGTAACAAGCCCGGCGACGAAACCTTGCATATTCAGGGACGCCATGGACAAGTGATCGAAATGTCTTCGGACGGTTCTATTCGCGCCACGTCTGCCAAGGGCTTGCATCTCTCTATTGGCACTGATGGGCATATTGTCCTATCAGGTGACTTATGTATTTCTGCTACAGGAAACATGAAGTTCTCGGCAGGCAACATCTATATGGATTGCCATGACTTGGTTCATACTGTGCGTGGCTCTAAGATCGATACAATTAACGGCGATTATAATCAAAATATTCATGGTGATAACCATAGAACAGTAAACGGTGACGAATCGCACATCATTGGTGGCGACTCGCGCGAGATGGTAGCAGGAAATCGTAAGGAACAATGCTACGGCTATCGCAAGGTTCACACCTACGGCATTCACGAATCCTCTTCACATGGGGATATGTTCCACGAGACATTGGCTACCATGCATACAACAGCCATTGGTGACATGAAGCTTGGAACACGCTCTAACCTTGTTGTAGAAGCCGACATTGACGTTTCTATTGACTGTAAGGCAGACTATACTTTGACGGCTGATGGCGAAATCGCAGAACAGGGCGGTAAGGACCATCAGATTGTCGTTACGGGTTCGATCTTCCAAGACTGCAAAGGCGGTCATAACATTACATCCTCTGGCGATATCGAGCACACCACACAAGGAAGTGCTTACATCTATGCTAGCTCTATTGCGAAGGTAACAGGTTCTTCACAAGGCATTCTTGCTGGACAGGGTAGTTCTGTAACTTGCAAGCTTAATACTGTTTTCCTTGCTGGTTCAACGGAAGTTCGTAGCTCCGCACCATCAACAGATATTGTTGGTAATCTTGGAGTAACAGGCGCGATCATTGGTCCACAACCGGCTGGTTCGGTTTCTCTTCCCGGCACATCGCCGGAAACGCCCGGTTCTCCTGCGGCTCCGGATAATACAGTGCCAGCCGAAACGGACATTCGCGAACCAAAGCCTGAGATTCCAGAAGATGAAATCATTCTAAGCTTTACAGGTGACGTAAAGGATACGACGGGCAAATGGGCAGATTTTCCTAATGAAGAGCAAGTCTATCACACATACGAAGGTGATGATTCGGAGGATACTGTCCCCGGCGATGTTCTAGAAAAAATGAAGAAAAAAGGCATGGATTATGATGCCTACAAAGCATCTATGCAGGGAGAAGATGTAGAACACGATTCTCCGGTGAAAGACGTTCATATCGCATCAAACTGGATCAATCCAAGAGGCTAACATGAAATCAGATTACTATGGCAATGGCATAAAATGGTTTGTTGGCGTTGTTAAGGACATTGCCGATCCGCTGGCGTCCAACCGCGTGCGTGTCCGTATCAAGGGCATTCACCCGGAGGATACGGCAGGGGATGGAGGTGACAATGGTTCGGACGGCACGGGTTCTATTCCATTCCATCCCAACGGAGAGGCAACCACGGGAGGCGGCTTTGGGGGCGAAG